AGGCTGGGGGACTTGCTGTCAGGTAGTCATGAGCAGGATCAGGATTCGGGCGAGGTCAGCCCCGATGGAAATCTGCACTAATGGCAGTGCTAATGGCAGTGNCTATGCCAAAACCGGCCAAAAATGATAGTACCCACCCCCCCTGTGGCCGTGACGTACCTGTATTTACTATATATAGAGAAACACTCAAACAATTCTGAAAAATTGAAGCACTACTATTTTTTTCGCTTTTTGCGCCCACTAATCCCGAAAATTTGCTAATCTTTTTTTCGGGTTTTTTTCGCCCAAAAATTTTTTGCAAAAAATTGACGTTTAGGGTTGCCTTTTTTTGTCAAGAGCGTAGTATCTGTAAAATCTAGAGATTCCTATGTATACAGGAATATTCCTGTTCGGGGCATATGCCCCTGCATATGTTTCGGTTATCTGAGCATGTCACCTTTAGTTTTATTTTTTACTAGTACGGAGACATGTTACGAGCGGTAATATTCCTACAGGCATATTCCTAGGTGTTATTCGGACTAGGTAGATTCCTGTTGCACCCCCTGCGCCTGAAGTAAAAGTGCGCCAAAAACAGGTTATTAACATGAATTGCTGGCATTGCAAGTCTGAATTGATTTGGGGCGGCGATCACGACTTGGAAGATGAGTCTGACGCATTCTCTATGGTAACCAATCTTTCCTGCTCTAGTTGCGGGTGTTATGTAGAGGTTTATATACCTAAAGAAGACGGGGAAGAATAAGCTTGTCTCTTATCGATAAGATAGACCCCGATCTTTTAAAACAGATACCGAATTTACCCGTTGAGGATCAGAAGGAGATTCTGTCCTTAATGGAAGAGCTTGAAGAGTCCGAGGCCAAAGATAAAGCCAGAGACACCTTCATGGGTTTCACTAACAGAGTTTGGCCTGCCTTCATCGAAGGTCGGCATCACAAGATTATGGCTAGAGCGTTTGAACGTGTAGCCAATGGTGAGTTGAAGCGGTTAATCATTAACATGCCTCCTCGTCATACAAAATCAGAATTTGCTTCTTACTTACTGCCCTCATGGTTTTTGGGTCGGTTCCCTGAGAAGAAAGTTATCCAAACAGCACACACTGCTGAGTTGTCGGTAGGCTTTGGCCGTAAGGTTCGTAACCTTGTCGATAGCGATGATTACAAGTCCATATTTCCTCAATCTACATTACGCTCTGATTCTAAGGCCGCAGGTCGGTGGAGTACAGGTAGTGGGGGCGAGTATTTTGCGATTGGTGTTGGCGGTGCAGTTACAGGTAAAGGTGCTGACCTTTTAATCATTGATGACCCCCATTCCGAGCAAGAAGGCCAGAGCGGTGATCCCTCAGTCTTTGATAAGACTTATGAGTGGTACACATCAGGGCCAAGACAGCGTTTACAGCCGGGCGGTGCGATCATTATTGTAATGACCCGCTGGCACAAAAGAGACCTGACAGGGCAGATTATCAAGTCCTCTACTCAGCGTGTAGGTTCAGATGAGTGGGAGGTGATTGAGTTTCCAGCGATCATGCCGTCAGAAAAGCCGTTATGGCCTGAGTTTTGGCCTATGGCTGAACTGGTGGCGCTAAGGGAGGAACTGCCCTCAGCTAAGTGGAACGCCCAGTATCAGCAAAATCCGACCTCTGAAGAGGGGGCGCTAATCAAACGTAACTGGTGGCGCATATGGGAGCATCAACACCCGCCTCCGTGTGAGTTTATTATCCAGTCATGGGACACGGCGTTCCTAAAGACACAGAGATCAGATTACTCTGCCTGCACAACATGGGGGGTGTTTTACGCCCCAGATGATGAGGGCATGACTGTAGCGAATATTATTCTACTAGACGCACTAAAAGAGCGACTAGAGTTTCCTGAGCTTAAAAAGGCCGCTCAGGAGCTTTACACGGACTGGCAACCCGATGCATGTATTATCGAAGCAAAGGCCGCAGGAACGCCTTTAATCTTTGAATTAAGGGCTATGGGCATCCCAGTATCGGATTACACCCCGTCCCGTGGTAACGACAAGATATCGAGAGTGAATGCAGTATCTGATTTATTCGCCTCTGGCATAGTGTGGCGACCTGAGAGAAGGTTTGCAGAAGAGGTTGTTGAGGAGTTCGCGGCATTTCCTGCGGGAGAGCATGATGACCTTGTTGACTCATCAACTCAGGCGCTGTTGAGGTTTAGGCAGGGCGGGTTCTTAAAGTTAAGCTCTGACGAAGAAGAAGAGCCTTTACGCAACAGAACAGCGGCCTACTACTAATGGAAGGCATAGAAGTAAAGGGTTGGCTGATTAATAGACTTGTTAGACCCATCTTTAGGAGGTTCTCTAAGGTTGGGGATCATGTGTATTTTGACAACAAAGACTTCCCTATTACTGAAGAGATTGAGTTTCATTTCCCTATAATACTCGCGGAGTTGCGAAGGGTTATGTTGAGGTCTAAGGAGCTTACCCCGTTTCAGGATATAAGCCCAGACCAGATATACATATCAAATGATGACAAATGGAAGATGTTTTTCCTCAAGGCTGGCACTGTAAGGTTCGATAGGAACTGTCAAGAATGCCCCAACACAATGGCATTTCTAGATAAGCACAGAAATATAGTCTCTGCTTATTTTTCTATTTTAGGGCCAAACAAAATGCTTATGCCGCATGAAGGGCCGTGGTGTGGGATAATAAGGATTCATTTAGGATTAATCATCCCAAAGCAAGGGAATGGCTGTACACTGGTAGTTGATGGCAAGCCCTACAAGTGGGAAGAGGGTAAGTGCGTGGTGTTTGATGACACTTACGAGCATATTGCAGTAAACGAAACAGATCATGAGAGAGTTGTTCTTTTTCTGGACTACATGAGACCCTTGCCGTTTTGGTTGTCTTGGGCTAACTGGTTAATGATAAGAACAGCTAGATACTTAAAATATTTCAAAGTTCCAATCGCTCGACACAAAGAGTGGGAGCGCACCTTCTATAAAGAGGCTGAGTAATGAAAACAACAGGTTCAAGAGTTAGGTCTGAAGCGCCAAGAGCGGCACTCAAAGGCAAGTCAAAGAAAACTACAAGAGGCAATACTTCTGTCGAGAAGATAGAAGAAGCAAAGCCCAAAAAAATGATGGGCGGAGGAAAGCCACGCGACAAGATGTCTTACGCAGATGGCGGTAAGATGAAGATGGTTAAGAACAATAAAGGTGAGATGGTTCCTGATTTTGCGGCTGATGGCATAGGTCGAATGATGGGTGGCGGCAAGACTGTTCTGGCGCAAGATGGCATGAACAAGATTAGCGGCTATGCAAAAGGCAAGAAGGTTATGCACTACCGTGATGGCGGTGTAACCATGTCGGCTCGCGGTTGCGGTGCGGCCAGAAAGCAAAAGTTCGGCAAAAACGGCTAGGAACTTCTTATGGCAATGGAAAAACCTCTTGTTACTCCAGATCAGCTAACGCCTGAAGAGATGTCTGGCGCTATGGAGATAGAGATCGTTAACCCAGAGTCGGTTTCAATAGAGACTGAAGATGGCGGTCTAATGTTCGACTTTGACCCAGAATCTGAAATGTCTGGCGAAGTCGCATTCGATGCAAACCTAGCTGAGTATCTTGAAGAGCAGGACTTGGCAATGCTTGCCAGTGAGCTTGTAGGTCTGTTCAGGTCAGATAAAGAAAGCCGATCAGACTGGGAAAGGGTCTACATTGAAGGCTTAGACCTCTTAGGCTTGAAGCATGAGGATAGAACAACTCCTTGGGATGGCGCTTGTGGCGTATTCCACCCTCTGCTCACAGAGTCTGTTATTAAGTTTCAGTCTCAGTCGATTCAGGAACTGTTCCCAGCCAGTGGCCCAGTAAAGACCACTGTTGTTGGCGTTATTGATGAGATGAAAGAGAAGCAAGCTCATCGAGTACAAGATTATTTAAACTACCTTGTCACTGAAAAGATGACAGAGTATCGCTCTGAGACAGAAAAACTACTGTTCTCACTGCCTCTAGCGGGTTCCGCATTCAGAAAAGTGTACTTTGATCCCACTATGGGCCGTCCTTGCAGTATGTTTGTACCTGCTGAGGACTTTGTTGTTAGTTATGGTGCTTCTGACCTCACTACCTGCGAAAGAGCCACCCACATAATGAAGAAAACCAGCAACGAAGTACGCAAGTTGCAGGTCTCTGGGTTCTATGCAGACGTAGATTTAGGTCAGGCAAGCGACAACACGGACGAAATAGAGCATAAATATCAAGAACTTACGGGTAATTCATCAACTTACGACAACGATTCTCGTCATACGATACTTGAAATGCAGGTTGACCTCGACCTTATTGGCTTTGAGGACATGCAGGACGGAGAAATCACTGGAATACAGCTTCCATACGTTGTCAGCATTGATCTAAGCTCACGACAGGTGTTGTCTATCCGTAGAAACTACTACGAAGATGACGCTCAGAAGATGAAGCGAGAGCATTTCGTGCATTATCAGTATATGCCCGGCCTCGGCTTCTATGGATTCGGTCTGATTCACATGATTGGCGGCTTGGCTAAGTCTGCAACTTCACTTTTGAGACAGCTTGTAGACGCTGGAACGCTTTCAAATCTTCCCGGNGGCTTAAAATCTAGAGGGTTAAGAATAAAGGGTGACGATACCCCCATCATGCCCGGCGAGTTCCGAGATGTGGACGTTCCGGGCGGTTCTATCCGTGAAAATATTAGCTTTTTGCCTTATAAAGAGCCAAGTAATGTTCTTTATCAGCTTATGGGCGATATTGTAGAGGAAGGCAGGCGATTTGCCTCAGCCGCAGACGTAAAAGCGGCTGATATGAACTCAGAAGCCCCTGTTGGAACGACTCTAGCCATACTAGAGCGATCCATGAAGGTGATGAGTGCTGTTCAGGCAAGGCTACACGCCTCAATGCGTAAAGAATTGCGTATTTTATCCAAGATTGTTTATGACTTTGGCCCTACAGAATATCCATATCAGACTGAAGAGAACAAGGTCATATCTGAGGACTTTGATGG